ACAGTTGTTGCGTTTTTCGTAACACTTGCTACACTTTCAGGTACGAATCTGACGAGCGAAAACGTCGGGGTCTATCATAACGACCTAAAGGAGTTGCTTCCAAACGCAGTACAGCGATACGTACAACTGAAAAACTCGTACTTAAAACAGCATAGGAGATTGCCTCATGGCACTTACTAATTTTGCTGCACTTACGAATGAGCAGAAAACAGTCTGGTCGATGGACTTTTGGAAGCACGCTCGTAACTACAGCTTCATGAACAAATTTGTGGGCACTGGTCAGGATTCCCTGATTCAGCGCGTAACTGAACTGAAAAAAGACGAACGCGGTGCTCGTGCCGTTATTACTCTGGTTGCCGACCTGCTCGGTGACGGTATCGCAGGCGATCGTACCTTGGAAGGTAACGAGGAAGCCATGCGTTCTTACGATCAGGTTATCCGGATCGACCAACTGCGTCACGCCAACCGTAATGAAGGTAAGATGGCTGAGCAGAAATCCATCGTACGTTTCCGCGAACAGTCCCGCGACAAGCTGGCTTACTGGATTGCTGACCGTATGGATCAGATGGCTTTCCTGACTCTGTCTGGCGTTGGCTATGACAAACACACCAATGGTGCCACTCGTGTAGGTTCTGACCTGCCTTATCTGGAATATGCTGCGGACGTAACTGCTCCTTCTGCTAATCGTCATCTCGTTTGGGATGCGACTGGTTTTGGTGTAAATACTGACGAGTCTACTCTGGCTATTGCTGATACCCCTACTTGGGAAATGTTCGTTGAGTTGAAGGCTTTTGCCAAAAACAACTACGTACGTCCTATCCGTACCAAAGACGGTATCGAGTTCTACCACGCGTTTGTTACTCCAGACGCAATGGCGAAACTGAAGCAGGATTCTACGTATCTGGCGGCTGTTAAAGACGCTATGCCTCGTAGTGAAGCTAACCAACTGTTCAAAGGCACTGACACTATCATGATCGATGGTATCGCTGTTTCTGAATATCGTCATGTTTACAATACTCGCGGTCTGGCTGATGGCTCCAAATGGGGTTCTGGCGGCGCAGGTAAAGTAGACGGTTGCCGTATGCTGTTCTGTGGTGCTCAGGCTATGGGCTTCGCTGACATCGGCAACGCTGAATGGGATGAAGAAATGTTTGACTACGGTAACCAGCAGGGTATCTCTGTAGGCAAAATCTTCGGTTTCCTTAAACCTAAGTTCCACACTGATGTAACCAACTCTGTTGAAGATTTCGGTGTCATCACTGTGGACGTTGCTACAGGAGGCTCTGACAGCTAATGGCTATCAATAAGGCACATCAGTGGGCTTTGTGCTCCACAAAAGAAATCAATCTGGCTGAACTGGTTGACGCGGCTGTCATCGACATCTGCGAACTGCCGGGTGATGCAGTCATTTTGGGTGTAAGCGTAAACGTTGATGCGGCTCTGGCCGGCGGTACTGTATCCGCTGGTACGCTGACTCTTCAGTTTGCTGCGGCTGGCGGTGATGTTGCACTGTCAACTGCTGTCGACATCACTGCTGCTGGCGGTAACTGGGAAGCTCCTGCGGGCGTTTCTCTGACCGGTGAAGTAGCAAACGTTGAAGCTGACATCTCAGTAACTGGTACTGGTGCAACAGCAGGTAAAGTTCAGGTTTCTGTTCTGTATCTGCGTCAGGATCGTGCCAACGAACTTCGCGGGTAATTACACCCCGGGGTGACATGAGCGAGGGGGTACTCCGTAAGGAGCACCCCCTTTTTACTATCTATCTATGAGGAAATGCTACTATGCCTGTAAAAATGGTACTTCACTACGACCACCGCCTTGCTTCATTGGGAGGACGTGTTGTAGTCTTTCAGAAAGACGTTGAACGTATGGTCGCCGATGACGTCGTTGACGAATGTATCGCAATTGGCGCACGCGCTGTTGAAGGGGAAATCAAGAAAACCCCACCAGCTAAACCGCCTATGGAACCAATTGTTTCTGGTGTTGCGCGCGTTGATGCAATCAAGGAATCTTTGGCTAAACTTATACTGAAGAACAACGCGGACGACTTCGCTGGTACTGGCCGTCCGAAAATTGCTGTTGTTTCCAGAGATGTAGGCTTTAAGGTTGAAGCACATGAAGTCAGTAAAATCTGGGACGACATGAATAACCCTGTCGCACAGGAAATGACTGATGGCTCTGGAAACGAGTGATATTATCAACTTGATCCGATTGGAACTGGATGACCCTGAACTCCCGGGTTCTGGTGATTCCAGTGACTCTCTCTGGTCAAACGAAGAACTTTACCACTACCTTGATGAAGCACAGAGGGAATTCGCTCGCGAAACCCTGTGTCTTCCTGATTTTACGTACTTCAACTCTGTAGCTGTTACCGCAGACGACCCTTGGGTCGCCATCGATGACCGCATTGTTGAACTGCGTAAGGTTTACCTGAATTCTACCGGCCTGCCTATTGAGGTCATTACTCTGCAAGAATTTGAGCACGGGAGTGCCGATTCTTCTGATTATGGCTCTCGTGTGTTGAACGGTGACTGGCAGACTTCAAAAGGCCCACCCCGGTACATTATTACCGATATGGAAGCCGACAAAGGACGACTGTATCCGATTCCAACCGCAAACGACGCATTGACGCTGTCTGTGTATCGCGAGCCTTTGGAGGAAGTAGAGTCCGGCGTTGATCTGGAGATTTCTCCAAGATTCAGACGGTCTCTGGTACAAAAAGCGTGCGCTATGGCGTACGCGAAAGATGACGCAGAAACGTACAATGAAGTGGCTATGAATAAACGCCTGATACTTTGGCGGGACGCCCTTGATTCAGCGTTATCGTTTTTCCGCAAGAAGCGTCGTCGCGCACCTGTTGTCATGTACGGCGGAATTTAATGGATTGCGGAACCTGTACAGCTTGCTGCCGAGACCTCGAATTGCATGAAATACCCAGTAAGATCGGGGAACCATGCAGTAAATGCGAGGAAGGAGTAGGCTGCACAATTTACGAAACACGCCCAAAAGAATGTAAGGAATTTCTTTGCGTTTGGGCACAAATGGAAAAGGTTGGCGAAGATTTACGCCCAGATAAGTGTGGCGTAATTTTCAGTAGAACCAGTAAAGATGTTATGTCTGGCAGAGTTGATCAACGTCGTAAAATGACGCAATTAGCCGCCAAGCAAATTGAATCGTTCAAAAAAGAGGGGTTTTCTGTTGTCCTGTATCGGGGCGATGAGACGAATATCCAGTTGCACAAGAACCACTCACTGAACCATGTGATGGAGGCTATACGTGGCCGCGCCGAGTTACACTGAAGATTTGACTGACCTGTCTTTAGACGCAGCTTCCGGCTGGGTTGAGATGACTGGCTCTGTCACTCTGTCTGGCGGTTCTGAGGCTTTTAACACTCAGGGTGCGCCAGCTTATGAAGACCCTGACTACCCATTCATCCAAGGTTTGTATTCTGTTACTCAGGACTGTACCAAAGACGTTGGTGTAGGTTCTCTCGCGTTTAATAATGGGGCCGGCACAGGCGGTCATGGCACAGATGGGGCTTATCTTGTCTGGCAGAACTACATGGTGGCCTCCAACATCGAGACTTATGCCAACGACGGCTTTATGCTTGTTGTTGGTAGTTCTACTTCAGATTTCGACGTATGGACAGTTGGTGGCGTTGATAAAGCACCATACCCATACGGTGGTTGGGTTAACCATGCTGTAAACACCTCTGTAACCGCTGATTACACCGCAGGCACTCCTAACGGCACAGAACAATATATCGGTGCGGCAGTGTATGTTACGACCGGTTCGTCGAAAGGTGAGGTGCACAACGTCGATGCCATACGTTATGGCCGTTGTTCTGCTATTTTCGAGCATGGCGACATCACCAATGGGTACTGTACTTTTGATGGGTTCGCTACTGTAAACGACTACAACGATGCAACAAACGGTTACAACCGTTGGGGTTTGTTGTCGAAGACTTCTGGTGGTTATCTCTGGAAAGGCCGCATGTCTCTGGGTACAGCGACCAATGCTGTAGATTTCAGAGACTCCAACAAAACCGTCTTTATTCAATGGACGCCAAAAGTTACAGCCAACTTCAACCTGATTGAGTGTTTAAACACAGGCTCTAACATCGAGTGGACTGGTATAACGATCCAGACTTTGGACACTACTACAGCGTCTAAAGGCCGTTTCTTGATGACAGATCAGTGCGATGTGGCCCTCGATCAGTGTAACTTTATCGACATGGACACCTTTGTTTTCAGCAAGGGTGCAACTAAAACTGTCGATATTACAAACGGATCATTTCGTCGCTGTGCCCAGATTACTCAGGGCGGAGCAACCATTACCGGCAACTTGATCTCGAACAGCACTTCACAGACCTCCATTGTGGTCGATGATTTGAGTTTGGTAACTGGCAATACATTTATCTCAGATGGCACAAACCATGCTGTTGATTTGGGCAACATCACATCCAGTACCACCGTTACTTGGAACAATATTCTGTCTGGCTATGCTACTGGTACAACCGGCGACCCAATTACCGAGGATGACACTACCAATGCGGCCATCCTCGTAAACGTAAGTGCCGGCCAGAAATTAACGATTAACATCGCGTCAGGTGCTACCATCCCATCTGTGAAGAATGACGGAACTGGTACAGTTGCGGTTGTAGCAAACCAGCGTACGTTGTCTTTCAACGTCAGCCCATTGCCGTCTCCAAATTACGAGTGGAGGCTGTACAGCACTGATACTGCGGGTGAGTTTGACAACGTTACTGAGATCAATGGTGTGGAGCAGGAAACTTCTGCTACCAAAAACAGCATCGACACGTACACTTACGCGGCAAACCAACACAGAATACTCCAGATAATTTCCAACGATTATGTGGAATATAACGATTTCTTCACGCTTGAAGATAACAATATGACTAGAAACATCACACTGACACCGGATGACAATGATTAATATCAAACACGCACAAACCAAACAACTCACTGTAAATGGCGAAGACGGAGATTGGGTAGCTTCGCTTGACGGAGAGGAACTTTACCGCCTGCCTGCCTATATCACAGTTCAGGATACTTTCGTGATTCGCGACATTATCCTGAAGATGATGAAACTGGCAGAAAATGAGACTAAATCTGCCTGCGATGCTAAAATTAAAGAGATTACTGCACGCGGTCAAATGCAGCTTGACGTTTTGAAAGCAGAAAACGAGAGACTCGCCACCGCTCTCGAACAGCATATGTTACTTAATGAGGAGGCTATCTAATGGCTACAATTGATTTATCGAACTACTCGACCAGCCTTCATCAGGCGTCGAGTGCATCTTTTACAGACGGTAACGTCTTTTTTGACCCGAATACCGGCACAGGCGAGGTGTCTTTTGGGCACGCAGGGGATTATGCAACTTACACCCCCAGCGCGGACACTACTGCGTCGCAATCAATACAAGCCATTGCTACAGGCAATAAATTTGTAGGTACAGGTATTAACTTCGGTGCTCTGGGTTTCCGCCCCGGCATGAATGTTACAGCTTCTGGTTTTGCTAATGGCAGTAACTCCGGCACCCACACTATTGTGTCGATTTCGACTACTACTACCCCATACGATACTATCAGCGTTGATACCACCCTGACCGACGAAGCGGCTGGCGGTGACGAGCGTATTGTTGGCGCATCAACCACTAACTCGTTGATCGAGCTGGATGGTCTGAAGTTGGAAGCTCTCTACGCATTTGAAAACCAAGAGCGTCGTTACGACGAAGTACTTCGTGGTACTGACCGTTTTACTCGCGGTACGTTTAAATTCGGTGGTGCGTACGACTTCGTATTTGGCCGTGTACCTAAAACTGATACTGACCGTAAACTGTTCCGTGGCTCCGGCTGGCGTGAACTGACCGGTACTACCGTAAACGAAATCTGGTTCGGTCCTAAAGGACTGGGTTCTATCCTGTCCGATTCTGTCCCTTACTACCAGACTTCCAAGTATGCTGATGTTACCGGCACGGATATGTTTGACTTCACCAAACTGGGTA